TTTCCTCTACGAGTTCTTTGTGCGATTGCGTTGGCATCGCGCTCGATTTGGAAGATAAGACCCTTGAACTTCTCAACTGACCAACGACCGTTGGAGTCAACGTCGAGGTCGAAAGTACCAGCGGTAGCAACGTTTGCCTGAGCACCAGACTCAGCGGACTTATAGATGGTACGAATAACTTCGCGGTTGATCTCAGCAAGAATCTCAGTGGAGAGAATGTTTGCGAGTTCCGCTTCAGCATTCAGACCGTGGATAGCACGCAGGTCCTGAGCAAGCTCAAGGCTGTATTCTGCTTTCAGAGCACGGCTCTTTGCAGTAACGGTGACCTTCTCGATCGAGAACGCCATCTGGTTGAACTCATTGCTGTCGGTGCCGAGTGCCTCAGCATCTTCAGTGTTCATACCACGACCAGTTCTGTAAGCATACTGGTTGGCGTCGCTTTCTGGGTTCAGAAGACCAGGATTGGTGCCTGATTGTGCGGTAGTACCGAAACCAACGGCAGCACCGTCAGAACCAGATACATATGGATCACCGATTTCACCAGGAATTGGGGTGTCATCGATTCCGGAGAATGCGGTATCTGCTTCGTTGAAGAACGCTTCAGGACCACTCTGAGTCTTGTAGCGTGAACGCATTGCGAAGATCAGTCCAGTAGGACCGTTCATTGGTTGAACACCAGCGAGGTCATATGCGACCAGGTTTGGCATTGAGCGTCTGATCAGCGAGATCAGAACGGGATCGAAACCAGCGGTTGGTGAACCTGCAGCAGCAGAGAAACCTGCGGTTGCGCCTGAAGAACCAGTTGAGTTAACAGGTGCTGCTTCGTTAAGGAATGCACGCTCTTCGCGCATTTCTTTTTCTTGGTTTTCGAGCAGGATAGCGGTAACAGCTCTACGATGGGAATCCTTAATAGGATCCATACCATCATAATCAAGAACGGGTGCCCACTTCTCCTGCAGTTGTTCAGAATTGTACATCTGCATTTGAATTTTACCTCTTTTAAAAAAGTTAGTTTGAACTATAATCTAAAAATCACTTTTTGGAAGCTCTGCTGAGAACTGAGAGATATGACTCCATTAAAGGAGAAACACTTGCTGCAGATTCCTCTACAGTCTCAACCTCTTCAGCAACTTCTCTCTGAGCACTAGTTGCACTCTCTGAGAAATAAGACTTTCTCAAAGTAACTAGTTTCTCACGATAGGTCTCTTCACTATCAAACTCAACATTTTCTGCAAGAGAAGCGAGTTTTTCTTTCTGAGTAAGTGCAAGACCCTCAGATACTTCTGCAAAAATTACATCAGCGACTGACTCTGCTAATCTCTTATTAAGAGCAACGTTTCTATCGATTTGCTCGTTGAGTTTAGACTCCATTTCATCTAATTTATCTACCATGCTTTCAAGCACATCATATCTATCTTCAGGAACAGTTACATAATGATCTTCAAAAAGACCCTTCATTCCTTGAAGGAATGATTCGGTCATCTCGGTCTTGAGACCGTGCTCAACTGCGAGTGCATTTTCTTCGATCCACTCTTGAGCAACGTACTCAAGGTAAGAATCAACACGCTCTACAAGCTCTTCTTTGATTGCAGCAACTTCTTCAACAAGTTGCTCTTCGTATTGAGCTTGAATCTCTTCTTTGATTTCTGCAACTTTAGACTTGATTGCAGTCTCAAAGATGGTGCGTGCTTTTTCTTCGAATTCTTCGGAGAGTTCTTCACCAGCAAGAAGTGCGTTTACATCTTCTTCGATATCGTACTCTTCGGTTTCTTCGGTTTCGTCGGTAGCTTCAGCAACGACTTCCTCTTCGGTTGTCTCTTCTTCAGTAACTACCTCTTCCTCAGTAGTCTCTTCCTCAGCAACTACTTCACCTTCAACTTCGGTTTCCTCTTCCTTAATACCCTTAGGCATAGGATCGGCTGCTTTTGCACCTTTGTTGACTACATTCTTGACTTGAGCAAGAGATGCACCAGGTTCTTTGAGTTTTGCTGAATCGTCATCGGGACGATAGTTTTCTGGGGAGGGACCGCCGAGATCTTCAACACTTGGTTGACCTGGGGTATCCAGATCCAACTTAGGCATTGGTTCTGCAGGCTTAGCCCCTTTGGTTACTACGTTTTCCATTTCTTGTAAATTGCTACCAACGGACATTTGATTAGATATTTGTGTATTAATCTATATTTATTTATAATTTATAGATTTGAGAGAAATTCTTGGAAAAGACCAAGTTTATGCTCTTCAAGTCTTTTTTGGTCTACTAGGGTATTAATTCTTCTCTGCGTTTGCTCTGCAAACTTTTCACGAAGAATTCCACCTTCCCAAACCCACTCCTTACCTTCCATAATTCCTTGCACAAAAGCATCAGGAGCAGAAGGGTCGGCAACGATATCGGCTGCAGTTGCAAGCATGAAATCTTCACCAACAATCTTATGACCCTCATTGGTCATCTTAAGTGAACCTACACCACGAGAAGAAACACCAAGACAAACTCCTTCACCAATGAGTGATTTTGCAATCTTACCCATTGGAGTTTCAAGAAGTTGTGCTTTTCCTCTAAAATTGTTTCCTTCTTTAGTGAGAGAAACAATTTTGTGAGAAACGCGGTCAAGATTTACAGTTGGACCATCTGGATGACCAAGTTCTCCAAGAGCACGACCCTTATCAATAAAAGATTCGGTGTATCTTTGAACTTCACGAGAAAGAGTATCCATAGGATACATTCTACCATTGCGGTTGCAAATGTTTCCTTGAAGGAAAACTCCTTCAATATACATTTTTTTATTTGCACCCTTTCCTTCAGTAATAAATTCTACTTTTTGGATTTCTTCTGTGATGAGTTTCATTTTTATTCGGAAACTAATTGTACTATTTCTGTGATACTAATGTTTGTAGATCCCCCATCAGCAAGGGCAGATACCTTTACACTTCTAGATAAAGTTGCTCCTGTAGCAGTGATTACACCAACAATTGCTGAAGTGTTTGCTGCAATTGTTACTGAAGAATCACTAGTTGCGGTTACTAATTGGTGTACTGTATTGATTCCTGCTGGTTGAGCATTTTCAATGGATACATAATCGCCAACTAAGAAAGGATTCCCAGCATTGACATCAAAGGTAATAACAGTTGAAGTGCCAGTAGTAATTCCGACAATTTGCTGCTTGGCAAGTCTTTCCTTCAAAACCTCATTTTGATATGGGGGAATATAAAATGAATTAGTTGTTGCAACAGGATCTCCACCAGTTTCAACAAAAGCTGCTGTTAATCCCACAGCTACTCTAATATATCCACTCTTCAGTGCGATTGGATTACTAGTAGCTGCTACAGAGACAGTTGGTGAAATTCTGTCTACATTTTGTACTATTTTTACTGCCATTATTCGTTGTCTCCAGTGGAATCATTATCACCAAACATATTTGCAGCAACTACTGGTCGAGCTAAATCTACTCTATCAGCGGCTTTTGTATATAGTAATTCTTTAATTTTGTCGGAGATATCCGAAGGAGCTCCGTCAGTTGCAATCAAATCGATAAGTTCTTCCATAAAAATTGATTTATTATTATAAGACTATTTATATTTTGCCACCTTTGGGTTCTGGGATTTCTACTTGACTTGCATCTACAGTGGGTTCTATAGGAACTTCACCACCAGCACCTTGCTCTATTGCTTGACCTGCACCTTCTTCACCACCTGGAGGTAATGGATTGCCCATTTCATCTACAGGGGCATTTGGATCTGGAAGAATTCCTTTTTCAATCTCATCATCAATTTGATTATCAATATCAATAATTTCAGAATCTGTTTGACGAAGAATCTTCTTACGAACATATTCTGTAGAATAATATTTTCCAATATATGGCTCAACAGTAGTTAAGAGAGTTAGGCGATTTGTAAGAAGCTCTGCTTCTTTGAGCTCTGAGAAATGATTGTCATAAAGGAAATCATATTGAATATGATCTTCCATCAACTCCCAATCTTCAACAGAAACAATATTTTTCAATAAAAGTT